GCGAAGTTACAGCAGGCTATGCCATATGGACCATTCTTACTTAAAGAGTTTTTGAGTCGCGTGCCACTGAAACCTGCACATAACTCACAGATGATGGAGTTAGCCAAATTTGAGTTTTAAGAGAAGAAAACGAGCAAAAGTGCCGCCACGATTGAGAATCACAGCAACAGGTCTTGCAAGGATTGGTTAGCCGATGTAGGGTTGGTTTTCTCAAAATCCCAGCTATGCACCAAGTTTGATAACCGCTTCCGTGACGCGAAGGCAGCGCAAACCATTGTATGCTTTCAGCACTCTGTGCTGTGCCGATTCGCGCCATACATGAGATACATCGAGAAGAAGTTGCATGAAGCTTTACCGGAGCGGTATTACATTCATTCTGGCAAGGGCTTGGGAGAGCTAGATGCCTGGGTCCGACGTGGTTCATTTGGAGCTTTGTGCACCGAATCTGATTATGAGGCTTTCGACGCTAGTCAAGATCAGTACATAATGGCTTTTGAGCTGTGCCTCATGCGTTATCTGGGTTTACCAAATGACCTCATTGAGGATTACAGATACATAAAGACACACCTTGGGTCCAAGTTGGGCAACTTCTCCATCATGAGATTTTCGGGTGAGGCGAGTACATTCCTCTTTAACACGATGGCTAATATGCTTTTCACATTCCTACAGTACAAGCTTAAAGGGGATGAACGCATCTGTTTCGCTGGGGACGATATGTGCTCGAACAAGAGGTTGCACAAGTCTACCGAGCACTCGGGATTCTTGAGCAAACTCAAGTTGAAGGCGAAGGTCTGCCATACCAATAGCCCCACTTTCTGCGGCTGGAATCTTTGCCCGGATGGCATTTTTAAGAAACCGCAATTGGTCCTAGAGAGGATGTGCATTGCCAAGGAGACCAACAACCTGGTCAACTGCATTGACAATTATGCTATTGAGGTTTCTTATGCATATCTCATGGGGGAGCGGGCACGCGAGCGCATGAGCGAGGAGGAGGTGGATGCATTTTACAACTGCGTACGCATCATCGTGAAGAACAAGCATCTGCTCAAGTCGGATGTGCGGCTGATCTACGAGACGAGTATTGATTGATAGCTTAGGTGTTAGCTGTAGGATTGTAGATGGATGTGTTAGTCAAATATTTAGATAAGTATAAGTTCAAGCGTGTTCGTAGTGATCTTAGCATTCCAGTGGTCATTCATTCTGTACCGGGTGCAGGCAAATCTAGCGTCATCCGTGATATCATCAGAGCTGACAGGCGCTTCGAGGCGTGCACTTATGGTAAAGCGGATCAACCTCACATAACAGGCAAGTGGATCCATAGTGCCTCTAACTTTGCTGCAACGTGCAACTTTATTCTGGTCGACGAGTACCTTGAGGCGGTTGAACCTCTCAAAGCCTTTGCGCTCTTCGCGGACCCAATACAAGGGGGCCCAGGTAAGATCCTAGCTCCACATTTTGTCAAGACCGAGAGTCATCGATTCGGTCAGTGCACTGCACAATTGCTGCGCGAGTTGAACTTCGACATCACAGCTGAGGGAGAGGACGTTGTACAGATCAAGGGCATCTACGAGGTGGACCCGCGTGACACCATCATTTTCTTTGAAAGAGAGGTAGGGGATTTGCTTAGTGCTCACGGTCTATTGTGTTACTGCATTGACGAAGTGCGCGGTCAAACTTTCGAGAGTGTCACCTTTGCAACTTCAGAGAGCAAGCCGATACTTGATCCGGCTCGGGCATTTCAGTGCTTAACGCGGCATAGAAAGTCACTGCTGATTCTCAATCCCGATGCCACTTACTCCGCCGCCTAATTACACTCAGACGTATCTTGCGGCAGCTCTAGGCCTTTCTGCGGCGGTGCTCATCGGACTTTTGACTCGCGCCACCCTTCCACACGTTGGTGATTTGCAGCATAGCTTGCCACACGGAGGCAAGTACAGGGACGGAACCAAGTCGGTAGACTATTGCTCCCCGAAGAAGTTGAATTCTGTGGAACAGGGGACAGTCG